AGTTAATACAAAGAAGTTCTGCTAGTAAGCTCGTAGACGGTAAGAAGAAATTAACTGACCTGGCCCTTGTTGCGCTTCTGTTATTCGTTGTCTTATTAACTCTGGTAATGATCTAGTACTAGGACCAGGATCACCTTGGAAGCTGATGTTAGCATCTGGTAAGTCTCTATTACTAACACTAACAGCCTCACCAAATTGAGAAGAAGCATCATCAAACTCTTTAGCTACTCGATCAGGGATAACGTCTTGTGGTATACCTGTCTTATTACCTAGCTCACTAAACTTAGCATTTGAACCTGTTAGTTCATTATCAATCTTTAGGATAGCTTTTAAGATGTTCTTACGGTTCTCATCATTGATGTTAGGGTTTCTAGCGTTCTTAGCTAAGTCTGTTAATTGCTTTTTAATATCCTGCAATTTACTAGCACTACTACCTTGGATTAGTTTACCACCACCTACTTCTTGGAAGTCAGCTTTCTCAAACATATCATTAAAACGTTTAAAGACATCTTGTATATAGTCATTAATACCTATCTCACGACCAGCAAGTTTAATAGAAGGAACTAAAGCACCTTCTATATCATTAACACCGTGAGCTATTAATGTATCCATTTGGAACTTAAGTTCACCGATAGCATCTTGATAGACAACATCTTCACCTGTTAAGCCAAGTTCTTGTCTCTTGTTCGCATCACGTAATTTCTGAGCACTACCAGTCCCTGGTTCTCCTTTAATCTTTCTATGAGCCTTAGACAGATCAATCTCTTGTAGCTCTTGTAAGGAGAAATCTCCTCGTTCTGTTTCATGTTTGAAGCCGGGTTCGTTAGGATTGTTACTTTGCTTACTCCAGTTAGTAGACTTAGTTTGTGCAAATTTCTTCTTACGTAAACGCTCTTTCTTTCCAGCAGGAGTTTCTGCTATCTTCTTCTTAGCAAAGTTAGCTTGTTGTTGAGCAGTAAACATATCTTCAGCTAAGTCTTCTAAGTCAGCTTTAGAGAGTCCTTCTAATTCTTTGTGCTCATCGAACATCTCTAGTTGTTTTTGTCTCTTTAGCATATCAGTAAGTCTAGGTTCGATGCCAGGATTATCTATTTCATGTGTAATCGTTGGTCTAGGTGTATCGAGTGTGCCATCTGTCTTTGTTGTAACAATCCCCTCATAAGGAGTCTCCACAGGTCGTGTTGTTCCTTCAATAACAGTCTTAGAACGAACTGCCTCATCTAAAGGATTAAAGTCCTTTCCGAAAGCTTCTGCTTCATCTGTAAGTCCTGAGCCAGAGGGAGGTTCTGGTTCTCCTGTTCTTAAATTAACTCTGCCAGTGGGAACAGGAATAGTGGCATTAGGGTCAATAACATTACTAGTAGGGGCAACACCAATAGGATCAATAGGAACACTTTCACTAGGCTTAATAGGCTTAAGCTGTCTATTTTCCTCTAAGAACTTCATAAGCAGCTTTCTTATGGCATTAGCATTAGCCATGTCTATAATCCCTCCTAGTCTCTTCTATATCTCTTTCTCCCCACTGTAACCAACCTACTTCTTTAGGTTTAGTTGCTACAAGTAACTTAGATATGTTAGGTCTATGTGATAATATGTACTTAGTAGTATCCATAGCATGATCATTCTTATCTATTGGTACATCTAATTGTTCGCCTGTTGGGTTCTTTTTCCAATAGTAATCTGATATCTCATCTATCCACCACTCTAACTTATCACTAACATATAAGTAAGGAGCACCATACTCCCCTGTGATTGGGTTTTGGTGATTACGTTGTGGTATTAAGTATTGATTAACCTTGACTATGCCATTAGTAATATCATTGTTACCACGTTCACATAGTATGCCATCTTCTAATAGCATGTCACTTATAGACTTACCTACAAGCTTCTTAGAACCAATAGACTTACGCCTAAAGATATCAGGGTCAGCCAAGATATGATTACGAGGAGGAACCCCATACTCCTTTCGTATGTCCAATATGCCGCGCTCATCAGAATCATCGCCGCCAATATGATCACCAAGAGGAAACTCTGCATTATAAGCACCATCCATTAGAAAGACATTACCATGATTATCAGTAAAGCCTAGCATATAACAGAATGGTACTGCAAGTCCGTAATCGTATCCTTCTAGATATTCAAGTTTACTACTAATTTGTAACTGTCTATAATAGTGTTCAATCGTATGATGTGACATAACGTGTGTCATCTCACTGAATGCTGGATAAACTAGTCCTTCATAACTAGACCACTCTCCCATAAGGAACCTTGTTCTCATCATTCCCTTATAAGAAGACTCTAGACCACGAATGTAATCTGCTGGTAAGTTCTCTTTGTTAGTATATGTAGAACCTTCATATAACTCTATAAGAGGAATAGGAAGGTTATCAGCATCTCTAATTGTTTTACCATCTTCATCTACAACACATAATAAGTCATCATTAACATGTCTGTTCTTAGGTTCGTCTGTTACTGGGTCTTTATCCATAAAGTCATGTATAGGCTTAATGAGTTTACGATATACCCAGTTACGAGTAGGGTTACTAGTAAAGATAAACCAACGTGGTCCTGTCTCTGGCATTGTAGGGTCTTCTCCTTCGTAAGGAGTACTGCCACGTAAACGACCTAACAAATCAGTAAAGTCTTTATGTACTATCTCAGGGTCTTCTATCTGGTCAACAATAATCCAATCATATGTCGCTGACAACAGATTAGACGTAGTACTTTCTTGGCCCGACTTTCCTTGTTGTTGTATATACCGAAAGTTAATTGTAGTCCCATTAGTGAGGGTACAGGTATTCGATGAATTAGCGGAACGAGGGAAACTCTTAATCCAATCATTAGGACACCACTTAAGGAACTCTTTCCTTATTGTATCATTAAGCTTAGGATAAGTACTCCTAGCGATAAGACCATTACTACCAGGATAGTCCCTACTAAGCTCAATAGCGCGAATACAGGCAGACGCAGTTTTTCCGTTGGCGAATCCTCCACAAAATGCTTGTACTTTTGCCCTACTAGCAAGAAATTTCTCATTGAGTGAGCCTTTATGTATTCGGTAAGTAGCCACTACTAACCTCGATCAGTCTTAGCCCAATCAGCATTAGTGAGAGTTTCAGTATTTAAGTCACCGTCAGCACGTTTACCTACATAGTTTTGGTCAGCCGCAATATCTGTTACAATCTCTCCAATGTAACTAGGTGTCTCAGTTCCATAAACTGCTGCTACGGTTCTGTTAACACTACTAAGTTTATTCTCTGGTCCTGCTCCCATTGCCCCACCACCATTACCACTTACTTCTGTTACGATAGCCATCCTAGAACTCCTTGTCTGCTGTTATATCAATTATAGGAATATCATCTTTCTTTTCTATGTATTCAATAGTAAGACCACCTTCCATCTTATGACGATGTTCTACTATATCTACTGCACGATTACCTCCACGATCTAGGACATCTTTAGCAATACCTAATTTAGTATTAAGTCCTACTTCTGGATTGTCCATAGCATTAAACATAATACCGGCAGCATCACGGCTGCGCTCTACGAACATACCACGTACATCATTAGTGTCACTCTCTAATATATTCTTTACGAGTTGTTTGGAAAGACTCTTATATATGTCACTCTGTTTTATATTGATTACTTGTTCTTCTTCTAGTGAGAGAACATTAGATATATCTTTATCATTAATCCCAAACAGAGAATACGATAAGATAACACTTATCGTATTCATCTGTCCTGTGGGTGCGGGAAGATCAGAGATACGTTTTCGGGAAGAAACTATATCTCTCTTAATGTCTGCGGTATTCGGGATAGACACTAACACTTCCTCAACATGGATTTCGCCATTAATAGGATTAATTTTAGTACCGTCTGCTAATACTAAAGGCTCAGAGCCATTAGGTAAGTTCATTGGCCAATACGTGCATTGCGGGAAGCTATCAGGTCTTCTAAAGCTTGCCTGCTGTCTTTAGGTACATAGTCAGGAGGAGCATTTCCTACTTGAGAATGTCTCATTAGTACATCAG